GGAGAGTCGTATTATTGTCCCACTTGACAACCTGGGCCACACCTGTCGCGTAGTTCTGGACCGCGTCCCTCGTCGCTGCGATGTCCAGGAGTTCCTCCGGGACCTCGGTTTTGGAGACATGAAAGACGATGTTGTAGGACACAAAGAGTGATCCTATAACAGCGCCTGATGCCTGTCCTGTAGTGATATACTGCAGGATCCCAGCATCGCTGGGCTTCAGCGTGTTGTGGACTTCACCCTTACGGGTGAACTTGCGAGGGTACATTGAGTGGACAGCCTTTGTGTCAACATCCACGGATCCCTCCTTCCAGGGGGCAATTTGCATTGCACCAGCATACGAAGCAAGGTTGGTGACACCGGTCGCACTGTTGGCAACCAGTCGGTCATCTGGATTATAATCCATTGCCATGGTGATAGTGCCAGTCGTCGTAGCAGGACATCCTGGCACAAACTCAAAGCGCATCCACTTGATCGTGTATTGTTCCCATCGAGACCCGATTCCGGATAGCCAGGGAAACGATACCGCGAGGGCCGGATTGACCCATACCGCTCCGCGGGTATGACCCACGGCACCGGTGATATCACCGATCTTTTCACGTTTGATGATCCCTTGGCTCCCGTCTTTCGTGGTGTAGTGCCGCGCCTCATCAGTGGCTACATTGGCACTCACGGCCATCGGTACACTCACTCGATTCATTGTCTTCTTCTTCGCCTTTTTCTTAGCCATTTTCAACTAATTTCATGCGCGCTGTCACCACCGAAGTGGTGACCCGGGCCCGCCGACCCGCCTTACTGGGGCCCCGAAGGGCCCTGCCGATGCGGCACATAGTCCGAGACATACTCACCATCGATCAACATCTCGTCATGTGCTTCATATATGACGGGAAGTATACATGGTGGGTGCCTCCAATCAGAAGTAAGCGTCCAGCGCGTAAACGCTTCGACATCCCAGCCCGGAAGCTGGGTGGCAATGAACTCATGCATCCAGGTAGCCTCCTCGTTAAAGAAGGGTTCGCTTTCAGATGAGCGTTTGCCATGATATGTCAACTCCTTTGGAGTACGAATGCCTGTATGCCGCATTATATGCAAGGTGAACGGCCCAAGCAGGGGAGTGTTTCGATCATTTAGCCAATAGCTGTATGCTTTATCATAAGCTATTTGTGCTGGCTGTTCTTGACGTCTGGCTGAAAGATGAAACTTTCCAATGGCACGGCGGACGTCGGCCATCGAATTAGGGTCACCTTGCCAGGCACCCGGCCCCCAATACCGGGCCAGGAAATCGACGCAATCCCCGAAATGCAATACTTTGATCTTCAGACGAAAACCAAAATGCATCGCCGTATCTGCATAAAGTTCTGGGTCCAAATCAGCGGTCAATCCATCATCGCCCCCGTAGATTCCCAGTTTGGCATACGCATCGGCTGGTTTACATCCCATATGTCGTAAGGTCGCATATGCGATGAAGGCGTTGTGTATCGTATTCATCGACGAGGTCCCGGGTTCTCCAGAGCCTCGTGAGAATTCTTGGTCATACGTCACGCCTTTCCTCGTCTTCCCGTGATTGTTGAACGTAAGCTCATGGACCGTAAGTACGAAATCATGCAATTCCTGTGGAAACACGGCGCGAAGGATGATAGTTTCCAAGGTGCGTGACACCTGATTGACAGTTCCGTCAAACTTGCTAAAGTCTGACGCAACAGCGGTTTCCGCGCCTGAAAGAACGCGCGGCACCATGTCACTCACTTGCCTCGGAGTATAGCCAAAAGCATAGAAACTTGTTGACTTCATCGCTTTACCCAAGGACTTATAAATCAGGGACGCATAAAATCGTACCGAAGAGCTAAAAGTGGTGATATTCCGACCCGGCTTGAAGTCGTGGTAAGTTTCATTCTTCATGAAGGTTCTCACGCACCTCTCCAGCGCAGCATAAGGGCTCAAGGCACCTCCCTCTATCTGCTGCCGGCGGCGAACTTCAGTGTCCTGCAATTGAAAAAGGTCGTCCTCTTCAAACAGCCACTGCATGCCAATGTCTCCAGCAAAGAGTGAAGCAAACTCATTGCAATGTTGCAACATTTGCTGTGTCAGCGTAACCTTTGGGCGTACTTTCACCACACGCTCATCAATCATCACCTGCTCATTATCATAACAACGATTGGGCACCAATGCCTCGTCCAAAATTGGATCCATGTAGACGATCATCCCAGGATTATCTTCCACTGTCGTGCGGGGTCGGAGAGTGTATACATGGGGATTGTATACGCGCTCCATTTGAGCACATGTCGCACCCAAATCCCAGCCCGACTCGGCTCCAATGGCCTTGGCAAAGGCAACAATCAATGCACCTTCGTTCATCTCAACGGGCCTGCCCATATACTGCTTCAGTATGACTAGGGCAATTCCGGCGGAAATGGACAACTTGGAAATAGAGTGCTGTGCATATATGCCCATGAGACACTTTTCAGGTATCTCAAGACTGGTATATGTTCCAACCAGGGACACACGATAGACA